CCCTCCGCTAGTGTCGGGCGGAGGGTCGGATCGTTTGCAAACCGTTTGCAAAGGAAAATATGAGCGAATTTCTTAGACAACGAGACTATTTAGGCCCTTGGCACTTGACCGAGACCCACCCCACGATCCGGATCGCGTTCAGCCTCCCGGACGGCCGTCCGGCGGGGTCGGCCGTTTCGATCGGTAGCACGGCGCTCCAATTCCGGGCCTCCCGATCGGGGTCACACCGCGGCGAGCGAATGACCTACCGCCCATTTTCGGATCACGACCGGGCCGCGGCGGCGCTCATCGCGGCGGCGCCGGCGATGCTGGAGGCGCTCGCCGAGACCTTGGAGTATTGGGAAACGACCGGGTTTTCCGATTGTGAGCCTGGCTGCGATTGCATCGTCGACAAGGTCCGGGCCGCGCTCGCGAGCGCCCACAATCGGGCGCCAATTTTCGGCAGAGCGACGTAAACATGAGCGAATTTCTTAGGAAAATCAGCGATGTAGAGGCGACCGCGCCGCGGGAGGTCGTCGCGGTCCTCGCCGAGTTACCGCGGGTCGTGGTCCTCCGGCTCCTGGCCGCGAACGACGGGGTCGACCCCTCGACGATGGTCGACCGCCTGGGTCGGCGGTATGTAATCGCCCGGAATGAGGACGACCTCCGGGCGTATGAGGTCACGTCGGTCCTCATCCTTGGCACCCCCGACCCCGGGCTCCTGGAGTCGGCGCTCCAACGGATTCGCGGGAAGGCCGCGGCGCCGGAGGCCCCCCAATGAAACCGACGATCGAGCAACTTCTCCGGGCCGCCGTCGGCCCCGTGATGATGGAACGGGGCCGGCCGTACCGCCTCGGGGAGCTCACGACCATCGTCGGGGGCGGGCTGGGGCGCCGGGTCGTCCTTTACGCGCCGCCGCGCGACGTCCGCGACCCGGTTCCGGCCGTCATCCTCGCCTGGTCCGCGGCCGACGACGGCCGCCCGCCGTTCGAGGCGATCCGTCTGGTCGCGACCCTCCTGGAGCACGGGATCGCCAACCTCGACGCCCTCCTCGCCCCGGCGCCGGCGGGACCTGGCGAAAAGTTAGTTGTGTCACCGGCGCCGGCCGCGGAGACTAAAACGCCGTGACGTCGTTCTATCTCGCCGCGCGCTCCGAGGACCAGGCCCGGGCCCGGCGCCTGGCCCGCGCCCTGGCCGCCGAGGGCCTCCGCTCGACCGCCCGCTGGCTCGACCAGGTCGATTTGAGCGGGTTTCGGGAGGTCGAGGCCAATAACGACTTGGAGGACATCCGGGCGGCGGCCGTGTTCGCGCTCCTGGTCCATCCAACCAAGTTCCGCGACACCACAGGAGGCCATCACGTCGAAACCGGGTACGCCCTGGCGCTCGGTCGGCCGATCCTCCTGATCGGGCCGCCCGTCAACGTGTTTCACGCCAAAGCGGCGGCCCGGGTCCAGGCCCCGAGCCTGGTCGCCTCCATCGCGACCCAGATCCGGGCGCTCGCCGCTCGCCTTCAGGCGGACCGATGACCCGTGATTACGGCGCCCCTCACCCCCGCCCAGGAAAAATGGACGATCGCGCTCCGGAAGGGGTCGACCTTCGACCTGTTCTATCAGCCGACGGCGAAGGGCGCCGAGTTTCACGACCTGACGACGCCCAACGCGATTCTCGAAGGGCCCCGCGGGACCGGGAAAAGCATGATCCTCCGCAACGAGGCCCACGCTCACGCCTTGATGTGTCCGGAGCTCACGTACCTGATGGTCCGGCGCACGATGCCCGAGCTCAGGAAATCGCATCTCAAATTTATCGTGCGGGAGATGCGGCGCCTGGGGGGGTTTTTCAACAAAACCGAATCGGTCGCCTACTACCCAAACGGGTCGCTCGGGTTCTACGGCCACTGCGAAACCGACGACGACGTCCTGATCTACCTGTCCAGCCAATTCGCCCGGGTCTACATGGACGAGGTCACGACCTTCCCCGGGGAGATGATCCTCAAGCTCGCGTCGACGATCCGCGTCCCCGAGGGGTCGGGCTGGGTCGCGGCGCTCCGCGGCGGGACCAACCCGCTCGGCGAGTCGGCCGATTGGGTCCTCCGCTGGTTCATCAACAAAACGGTCCCGCCCGAGGAGGCCGAGGACTACAACCCGGCGGACTATACGGCCGTCCGGATGGTCCCGGAGGACAACCCCCATCTCGACTGGAAGCAATATCGGTCGCGCCTCAAAAACCTCCCCGAACACGTCCGGCGGGCCTGGCTGTACGGGGAGTGGGTCGTCGAGGGGGTCTACTTCTCCGACTTCTACCCGTCGAAAGACGGCAAACCGTGGCACACGATCGAGGCGCTCCCCACGCTCCGCGGCGGGGCGCGCCTCCTGGCCGACGGGACGATCCCGCCCTCGATCGCGGTCTATCGGACCCTCGATTTTGGGTTCGACCCCGACCCCGCGATTTGTCTGTGGATCGCCGTCCTCCCGAACGGCCGCGCGATCGTCATCAAGGAGCGATCCTGGTGGCGAACGACGGCCGCCGAGGTCGCCAAGGCCATCAAACGGGAGTCGGAGGGCATTCGGATCACCGAGTCATTCTGCGATCCGTCTATGTTCGTCAACTCGAAGGCGACCGGGAGCTCGGTTGGCGACATCATGGAGATCAACGGGATCGCCCTGACCCCGTCGGTCAACGATCGGACCGCGGCCGGCTACGCGATCCACGAGTGGCTCAATACGACCTTGGAGGACGGGCTCCCGAAGCTCCAATTCTACCGGGGGGCGCTCCCGCTCGGCTGTCCGGAGCTCCTCCGGACCCTCCCCATGATCCGGCAACACAAGACCGACCCCGAGAAAATCGCCGACGGCAACGATCACTACGTGATGGCGCTCGCCTACTTCTGCATGGGCAACGCCGTTCCATCGATGGAGGTCGCCGACACGGTCCGGCGCCCCTGGATGCGGGCCCACGACCGATACCGGATAGGCTCCGGCAACCAACGATCCGACCTGTGAGGACACCATGAGACACGACAAAACCCTCCGCCAGGCCTCCGCGCGCCTCCAGAAATCCTTCCGCGGCGCCTCGGCGCCCCTGGTTCGCACGGTCCTCCGCGAGCTCCAGGCGGCGCTCGCCGCCAAGGACGCCCGGATCGCGGTCCTGGAGGCCGCCCTGGTCGAGGCGACCCAACGGATCGCGAGGTTCGAGGCGGACGACCCACGACCGCCGGCCGGCGCCCTCCGCGGACAGGTCGCGGCCGTGACATATCCGGCGAACCTGACCGCGGCGCCCGGCGAGGTCCCCGACGACGGCCCGGCGCCGGCGCCGGGGGCCCGGAAACGGGCAACGAAGCAATCCAAACCGAAAGGGGGGGTCGACGGTGGGCAAAACCAAAAAGGGCGGCGGCAAGCGTAAGGGATGCTGACGGAGGGCCCCCGGCGCCGCCGGGGGCTCGGTTCTGAGCCTGGGAAAGGGTCCGACGATGGCGGTAGAGACGAGCGGAGCGGAGACGACGACGGGCGAGGCGCCGGCGGCGGAGGGCGGGGTCACGAATGAAATGTGGCGGGCCCGGATCGAGGCCTGTCGGAAGGCCCGCGATCCCAACGTCACGGGGATCTGGCGGGATAACGTGGCGTTCCGGGTCCAGAAACCCTTCGCGCCCGACATCACCAACGAGGACCAGGACAGCCCGGACCAGATCGCCGTCCCGGCCGATTGGAGTCGGACCCGCGCCAAAGGCGCCGCGCTCTTTTCCCAACTCCCCCGGGTCAGCCTCGACGCGACCCTCAAGCAGTACGTGTCGGCCGTCCCGCAATTTGAGAAGATCGTCAATTTCTACGTGCCCAAGGCCGGCGCCGCCGCCGTCATGGAGGAATGCACAATGGACGCGGTCAACGCGGCCGGCCACTGTGGGGCGATGGCGGTCTATGAGGCGACCTTCGGGGAGCCCGTCCAGGTTCCTACGATCGCGGTCAACCTCCCGCCGCCGCTGATCCAGGCGGGGATCGCCCTCAAACTGATCCCGACGACGACGGTCCGGCCCCCGGTCTCCGAGCGGTTTCGCTGGTACCGGATCAGCCCGGCGAACCTCCTCCGCCCGGTCGAATTCACCGGGAGCGACTGGCAACGGGCGCCCTGGCTCGGCCATGAGGGGACCAAACCCTGGCCGGAGGCCGTCCGCGACTTCAAGCTGACCGAGTCGGACAAATCGGAATGTTGTCAGTCTGGGGAGGGGACCGTCGACACCCTGGCGGGCCAGGTCAACCTCAACGGGGAGGCCGTCGGCGAGATTTGTAAGTATCAGGAAATCTTCTATTGGGGCTGCGGGGTCGTCCCGGGCGAGCTCCGATTCGAGGCCATTTACCGGATCGTGTTCGTCACCGGGAAGGAGGCCCCCGTCATCCATGAGGCCTACCGCGGCCAGAGGTGGAACGCCGAGGCGCGCGAATTTGTCGGGGTGACCCGGCTCCCGATCGAGGTCGGGACCCTGACCTATATTTCCGACAAGGCGATCCCGCCCTCCGACTCGGAGATCGGGCGCCCGATGGTCCTCGAACAGATCCGATCGCGCTCCCAGATGATCTTGCAGCGGACCCGAAACCTCCCGGTCCGGACCGTCGACGTCAACCGCGTGACCCCCGCGGTCCTCGATCTCTTGATGCGGGGTATGTGGCAAGGGTTTATTCCGGTCTCCGGCCCGGGCGACCGCGCGATAACACAAGTCGCCTCGGCCGCCTTTCCCCGCGAGGATTTTTCCTTCGACCAGGTCAGCAACCGGGATCTGGATGACGCCTGGAGCATGAGCCCCAATCAGATGGGGTCCTTTTCGGGCGGCGAGCGGTCCGCCCGGGAGGCCGGCATTATCGCCGGCGCCTACGCCTCGGTCATCGGGGTCCAACGGGCGAAGATGGTCAAATTTTTCCTCGGCCTGGTCGAGACGACGATGGGCCTCCTCCAACTCCATCTCGATCGGCATGAGGCGGAGCCCATCGTCGGCCCCGACGGGGTCCAGAAGCTCGACGCCTGGGACCGCTCGAAGATCGCCGGGAAGTTTGTCGCCTCGGTCCGCCAGGATGCGACGGTCCTCCTCGATACCGACGTCCGGATCAATCAACTCATGAAGTACCTCAACCTGGTCGGGAAAAGCGGCCGGGTCAATATCGACCCCGTGATCGAGGAGATCACGGCCCTGTCGGGGATCGACCCGGCCGACGTGATGCTCCCGCCGCGGCAACCGGCGCCCGAACCGATGAACGTCTCTTGGAGGATGAGCGGGACCGAGGACCTCACGAACACGCTCGCCGTCGCGATGCTGGTAAAGGGCGGCCAGGCCCCGAGCCCGGACGAAATCAACAAGGCGCTAGAGCTCCAACGCCAGGCCGGGCTCCTCCCGATGACCCCGTCGCCGGCGCCGCCGGTCCCGGGCGCGCCAGGCGCGCTCCCGGCGCTCCCGCCGCCGCCGCCCCCGCCGCCGGCGCTCCCGGCGGGGCCGCCGAACCCCGACCAGTGGCAAGCGATGCCGCGGGTCACCAAACGCCCGGACGAAATCGGAGGGTAACCCGTGTCTGAGCCTACCGAGGTCCCGCTCCAGATCCTCGCCGTCAAGTACGACGGCGGCGAGGAGACCCTCACCCTCTACCCGGGCGACACCTGGGCGATCGAAACCGACTCAGACGCCGGGCCCGCCCTGGTCGTGACCCTGGTCGAGGCCCAGGAGGTCGTCGTCTACCCCTACGCCCAGGTCCGCCGCTATAGCGTCCTCCAGGACAAGGGCCTCCCGTATGCGGCGGCGAAAGCCCGCCTCCAGGAGGCGCTCGACGCCCAGATCCAGGCCTCGCGGAGGCGCGGGTAATGCGATACGCGGCGTATCGGTTTGAGTGTCTCCGCCTCCCGCCGCCGTCCGACCTCCGGCCGCCGTGTGGGGTCGTCAAGGTCTGGGCCTGGGATCATGAACCGCCGCCGCCGTGTCCGACATGCGGCGGCGCGCTCGCCTGGGCGGCGCCGGAGGCGAAGGGCGACCCCGCCGCCGTGATCGGCGACGACATTCCGGGCGGGGTCCTCATGCGTCATGCCGTGTGTTGGCCCGACGGGACCCCGCGCCGGTTCTACAGCAAACGCGCCATCGTCGAGGCCGCCCGTGAGGCGGGCTGGACCCGGGAGGGGGAGACCCCCCTCCCGCCGCGGGACGAACGGCGCCGCGAGCGATACGACCGCGGCGAACGGTAACGAGGGGAGACCATGCCAGACGAGATCACGAGCGCGATTCAGTCGAGTATTGCCGGCCTCGGGGAGGGGTCCGGCGGCGGGTCCGCCACGCCCGCGCCAGACGGGGGCGCCAGTGCGGCGCCCGCGGGGGACACGGCGCCCCCCTCCTCCTCCGGGCCGGCGCCCGGCGCCGCGGCGGCGCCGACCCCGCCGCCGGTCGCCGACCAGGCCGCGCCGCCGCCGGCGCCCGGGACCGACCCGGCGGCGCCGGCCCTCGACCCCCAGACCGGGAAACCGGCGCGCCGGAACCCGATCCCGCTCGACCGGCATGAGGTCGCCGTCAAAAACGCCCGGGAGGCCGGGCGGGTCGAGGCGGAGACCGCCGGCCGGGCGACGGTGACCGCCCTCCAGGGACAGATCAACGGGTACAAGGAGTTTTTCGAGGTCCTGGAGCATGAGCCCGAGCGGTTTCTCCAGGCGCTCGCCCAGGTCAAACCCGCGCTCGCCGCCCGGCTCGGGTTCCCGGAGGGGGCGGCGCCCCCGGCCGCGCCCGGCCACGCGGCGCCGGCGCCGGCGGCGCCACGGGCGCCCATGCCCGATCCCGACATCGCGCTCGCCGACGGGTCGCGTGCCTACTCGCCCGAGGGCGCGATCCGGCTCCTCGACTGGCATTATGAGCAGAAACAGGCCGACGCCCGCGCCGCCGAGGAGCGGCGCCACGCGGAGGCCCGCGCGGCGCGATCGGCCGCCGCCCGCCGGGTCGACGCGGCGATCCAGGATGCCCACACCTGGCCCGGGTTTACCGCCAACCAGGAGGCGATCATCGCGGAGGTCAAACGGGATCGCCGGCATACGCTCGAAAGCGCCTATCGAACGGTTGTGCTGAGCCCGCGCGTCCAGGCGGGGATCGACGCGAGTCGGCAGACGGCCGACCAGATGCGCGCGACCATCCTCAAGGAGATGCAGGCGAAACCCCTCGCGGCCAGTGTCACGATCCCCGGGTCCGGGGTCGCGCCGAGCGCCGTCGACTCCGGCGACATCGCGGACGTGATTCGCGCGGCGATCGCCGGGATTCCGGGCCGCTGAGTGGAGATCCTCCTCGCGCCGCATAACGACGATGAGGCCTTATTCGCGGCCGTGACCCTCCAGCGGGTCCGGCCCCTGGTCGTCGTCGTGACCGACTCCTGGGTCCAGTTCCATCGCGGCGACGGGGTCACGGCCGACGGGCGATGGGCGGAGACCGTCCAGGCGCTCGACATCCTCGGATGTCCTGGGCTCCGCCTGGGGATACCGGACGTCGACCTGGCGCTCGGGCGAGTCGTCGAAGGCCTCCGGACCCTGACGGGGGTCTCCCGGGTCTGGGCGCCGGCGCGCCAGGGCGGACACCCTCACCATGACCTGGTTCACCTGGCCGCCGCCGAGGCCTGGGCGGACGTCCCTCAGGTCCTCTACGGCACGTATAGTGCCCGGGAGCCCGTCTATGCGACCGAGGGCGAGCCCCTGGTCGGGACGATGGAGGAGCGCGCGACCAAGGCCGCCGCGCTCGCGTGCTACCGCTCGCAATGGGGCGGCCGGTCGAAATCCCATTTCCAGGCCGCGCTCGCCCTCCCCGAGCGGGTCTTTCCCAAGGAGCCTCAACGATGATCCGAATCCCCAAGAGCCCGACCGCCGACACGCGTACCTGTGATTTTGCGAAGGTCAGTAAGGAGACCCTCCTCGAAAGCTCCTATCAGCACATTCGAGACGTCCATCAGGGGCTCCAATTTTTTCACGACAAACTGGAGGAGGCGCGCCTCGCCCACGACACCGACAAGTACACCGACATCGACGGTTTCCATCGTGATTTTGTGACCGGGTTCCAACGTACCGACTGGTGGGATCGCCATCGAAAGATAAACCGCCATCACCTGACCGAGGCGGACGGGGTCCCCGAGGATGTCAACCTGATCGACGTCCTGGACTTCATCGCGGATTGTGTGATGGCCGGCATGGCGCGGAGCGGCGCCGTCCGCCCCTTGGAACTGTCCGACGAGGTTCTCCGCCGCGCCTTTACCAATACGGCCGCCCTCCTGGAGCGCCAGGTCGTCGTCGAGTGACCGCCGACGTCAGCCTGACCCGGGCGGACCTGGTCGCCCGCGAGCTCCGTAGCCTGGCGACGTTCGTCCGCGAGGCCGCCGCGACGACGATCCGGCCCGGCGCCCGGGTCCTGGACTATGGCTGCGGGACGCCGTCGACGTGTCGCGAGGTCGCCCCCTACCGCGCGATCGTCGAGGCCCTGGGCGGCCAGTGGGAGGGCTGGGACATCGCGGGATATCCGGACC